TTTGTCCCAAGAAGCTCAAGGCCCTTAACATATTGCTCAAGCCATTCAGCGCGGGAATCATCATCCTGCTTGATCAAGCGACAAAGTTCAGATGCCAAACTGCCAAGATAGCCAGAGTCAATCTCCATGGCGATGTTGGCATTAAAGTCTTGTTCACTGTTTGTTCCAACAGGAAGTGTGCCGCCAAGATTGATGGAGATAGACCCATCTTCATGTTCAATCTTGATGATGTTGCTGTTCGCGGGCTCTTTCTCTTCACCGCCAACTTGAACGTCAATAGGTTCAAGATCAGGGTATGAAGTGCCAGCAACTGGGTTCTGGCGTAGGTTCAATGGAGCAAGAGGCATCGGCTACACCGGATAGAGTGGTTGCGGCTTATGTGGTCTGTATATCATAGAATCTGTCTTTTCCGCCACTATTTCAACTGGCTTCTGAGCAAAGCCAATTGTGCGGAGATGAGTGAGGGCTTGGGTCATGCTATCCACCAAGTCATCATGCGCCCCCTTGGGGAAGCTGACGGCCTGTGTAATGAGCTTGTCGGCCCACTCAAAGTCAGGGGCATAGATCATCCCGTCTGAGAACAGATGTTGAATTGCATAGGCGCGGGCTACCTTGTCCCCACGGCCCGGATCGACAAGCTGGATACCCCAATCCTCACGCGCCCAAAGCCTGCGAAGCTCTTGAGCCACGGAAATACCAGCCGCCTTAGATTCAATCAGCAGCTTATCTACTTTGAACTTGCTGCAAAGTGTCGCTACCTTCTCCACAAGTGGCGAAAGCTCAAGGCGATCTTGCCAAGAGTAGACCAGCATGATGCGACGATTGCCTTGGCGGTCTGTCCAAACGCCCCAGATTGTGAGGGCGGAATAGTCGTTTTCCTGTTTTGTCGTATACGCAGTGTCCAGAGACGCGACGATGTATTCGAAGTCAGGAAATACCAGTTTGCTCCGTCCTTCCGCACCCGCAACGGTTTCGTCCCAGAGTACCCACCATTCCCTTTTGATGATACCACCGCCTTTAGGTTCCGGGCGCTGTTGAAGCTGGCCCGCTGCCGCGAAAGGCCCCAGCTTGCCTTCAAGTTCCGTGACTTCTTCATCGCCAAACCTATCGGGAATGAGGAGTTCACCCTCTTCACGTTCATCAATGAAGAAGGGGGTGACGCAGCGGCGGTCAGACTCAAACCGCATGGGAAGGCACAGATGCGTCCAATTACCTACGTCTTTAGACAGGATATGGCCTGTTAGGTCATTTTCGTGCAGGCGCTGCATGATAACGATGTAAGCGCCTGTCTTTGGGTCGTTGAGACGGGTGGACAGGGACTGATCCCACCACTCCAGCGTCCCTTCGCGGACCAGATCGGACTCTACTTCATTAGCGTTGTGCGGATCGTCCACGATGATGATGCTGCCGCCTTCACCCGTCAGTGCGCCGCCAACCGATGTAGCAAGGCGATAGCCGCCTTTGTTGTTGTCAAAGCGGACCTTGGTGTTTTGGTCAGAGGTGATGGAGAACCTGTGCCCCCAGTTACGCTGGTAGAACGGGCTTTCGATCAGGCGGCGGGTTTTGATGCTGTCACGGATGGACAGTGATTGTGCGTATGATGCAAACAAAAACTGAACATGGGGGCCTGACAGGGGTCCATAGTTAGATTGTGCCCATACCCAAGCCGGGAAGCTGACGGACACCATGGATGATTTGGATGTACGGGGCGGCACGTTGATGCAGAGGCGGCGGATTTCACCCCGGCAGACAGCCGCCAAGTGTTCAGCGATGGCATCCAGATGCCAGCCCCAGACATAGGGGTTAGGGTCAATATATTTCCATGCGCCTTCTACAAACTCTGTGAGGTTTTCTTCGTAGTTAAGGCGTTGGAGAGCTTCATAGGCTTCATCGGGATATTGATCGATGGCCTCTTCGATAGACTTTGCCCGTAGGATGCTTGAACTATTGCTCATCTTCTACGACTTCGCCTTCGATTGTGGGAACTTCTTCATCCAGATGGTTGCCCTTGCGGACTTTGATTCGTTCCATGAGGCGGACGCGCTCATCATAGTCTAGGCCAGAGAAGTCAAAGACCACTGCGGGGGCCTTATTGCCTTCTTCTTCTGGCTTGTCTTTCCAGCCCATGCGGGCCTTGGTGAGGTAGATACCCGCCTGAATAGATGAGGGGCTGTCTTTCATGGCCTGCTGGTAAAGGTTTTCCACAACCAGAGCATTTGCCATTTCCCGCCCACAGCGGATTTCATGTTTGTAATTCTTTTCCAGCCAGCTTTTGGAGACGCCAACAAAGTCAGCGATCTGATCCATGGTCTTACCCATTTTGGCTAGGCCCATGATGGAACGACGAACCAGATCATTATCGTCAATCCGATGCTTCCGGGTTTGCGGTTCGATGACGATATCTTTCTTTGGTTTCACGTTCTTTCTCTCCGAAAGAGGCATCCGCTTCCGCATTTGAAACGGCTTTTTACGGGCTTTTTTTGCGCCTTTCTTGGGCTTAGAAGGCGCAATATCGTTTGTTTCGGGGGTGTTATCGTCTTCCATCATGTGTTGATGATATTTCTTTTCAGTTGAAATTGCAATGGGCGCTCTTATAATGTTCACATGTGAAGGGAGAATCACATGGATCGTTATCAGCCTACATGTTCGGATTGCGCCTATTGGCTTGAGGAACCCGGTGAGGGTTACGGGGAGTGTCGCCGTTACGCTCCCAAGCCAGTGACTTCCAAGATTGAGGAAACGATCCCGTACTGGCCCACAACATCATCTGACGAATGGTGCGGAGAGTTGCGCCCATCTGTCGGCGTAAAGGTAAGCTATGAATCCAATTAATCCCTACAACGCCCGCACCTTCATTTCCATTGAGAAAGAAGGCCGCCTGACCACGTTCCGTGTTGAAGTTGTTGGAGAGTATCCCAACGACTTTTCCCGGTTCTACGCGCTTCAGTATCGCACTGCCGAAGAGGCGGCTGCGGAGGCTTTGGCTAGGTTCACTGATGAGGTCAATCGTCTGATGGAGAAAACAGATGAGTCGTCGCAAACCTGAGAAATGGACGCCTGACAAGATCGCTGAGATTGAGAAGCTCCGGGCTGAGGGCAAAAGCTGGCGGGCTATCTCAGAGCATTATGGGATCAGGTCCAGTGGCGGCGTCTATGCTGTCTATGAGAAGTATCGTCCGGGCGGCTCATGGCGTCCTACGGCTCCGTGGCAGCCAATAGAGACAGCGCCCAAGGACGGGACTTTTATTTTAGCGTCTAAGGACTCAGAAATTAAGATCGTTGTTTATTACCCCGCACTTAAGGAGTGGGGGAACCCACAGGTTTGGGGTGACAATGGAACTTGGAATCCTACCCATTGGATGCATCTTCCTTATTTGCCGACAGGAGAGATTTATGAGTGATACTATTCACTTCATCTATCCTGTGACGGAGAAGACCCGCCCGTGGTCCCCGATCAATGATCTTGCGGTTAAACTTGCCTGCAAGCATCACGGTGCAAACAGGATAATGATCACGACCAATGATCCTTCGCGCCTATCTCCGTGGGTGCGGGAGAACATCGACATCGCCAATGTTGTGCTTCAGACGCACATTGATGGCGTTGAGATCAAGTATCCTCAGTATATCTCAGACATCATGCGTCTTCAAATCTTATCCAACTATGGTGGGATTTATATGGACACTGATATGCTTCTTCTGAAGCCTATTGCTGATCTTATGTCGGATAAGTTGGTGCTGTCTTGGGAGAACCCACAGAGAACATCTATCTGCAATGCTTTGATGATGTCTCCGCCTGATAATATGTTTGTCAATGAATGGCTGCGGCGGCTTCCTAAAGCTATGGAATCTGCGACATGGGCCAATGGCGGCGTTGTTCTTCCCGCCCAGATGGCAAGCAATCCGTATCTTAACGAAAGCTGTGAAATCTTCCCGCACACATTTGCCTGCGCTTTGGATCTTAGCCAACGGTGGTTGTTTGATCCTTCTCTTAAAGATGAAGCTACATCAAAGATTAAAGATTCTTATGCCATTCATGTCTTTGAGACATATTGGCGGGATCATTTGAGCTTTGAAGAAGGTTCTTTGTTTACGGAACTACAGAGGAGCGTGTGACCATGGCTGAATGGCAACCAATAGAAACCGCGCCAAAAGATGGGACTGTACTCCTTGGCATTATCCCATGCGTGGAGGATGAAGTGCGGATACAAAAGATTAAATGGGTAAATAAATGGTGTGCGTTGCATGAAATGACATGGAGCGGAATGTCTAAGTCTGTTTGGTTAGAATTAAATAATTTTTACCAACCAGCAGAATGGATGCCATTACCGGAGGAGCCAAAATGAACTGGCAAGATATAAGCACCGCGCCAAAGGATGGGACGCACTTCCTGTCCACATCGCAGCACCTAGACGGTGAAATCTTCATCTGCACTTGGAAAGACAAGACGCTTCATCACGGCACTTATAAAGAGCATCACGTTGGTTGGTGGTTGGTTGGCATACCAAAGCGGTACTACGCTGGTTGGGGTCCACTGTATATGCCAATCAAGATGGATGACCTTCAGCCTACCCACTGGATGCCGTTTCCTTTGCCGCCAAATGAACAGGAGTGGGACTGATGGATGATCTTGTGAATGAACTTCGCAATCCCAAGGGAACCAGTGGTTCTGACTTCAATGCTACCTATTGGCTTGGGTTGGCAAATAAAGCTGCTGACCGGATTGAGCAGATCAAGGAGCTTTATCTTGAATATGTTGATCTTTCAGAAGAACGGGCTGCCCGTATTAAGCAACTAGAGCAGGCGCTTGCTCATATCTACGCATGGTATCCAATCAGCGTGACGCAGCCCCGCCAGACGATTGATGACATCCGGGAATTTGCTAAAGCTGCACTAGGGGAGAAGAAAGATGACTGATGATCTTGTGAAGCGGCTGCGTGAAGTCAAAGATTGGTGGCGTGAACCGGGACGCACAGCGGAACAAGCCGCAGACCGCATTGAGCAATTGGAAACGGCGCTGCAAGCAATGCTTCACGCAGTTTGCTCTCCGACAGGTTTTGCTGCTGCGGTTCGCACAGACAGCGGAAAATCGTACCCGTGGGTTACGCTGGAATACGCCGAAAAAATCGCCCGCGCCGCACTAGGGGAGAAGAAAGATGTTTAAGTGGTGGCAATTACACCCAATGATCGCGCCGCTGCCGCGCGGGTTTGCTGACGAAGATACGTCTCACAAGCAAGCAAAAGAGTGGATGAACCGCGCCACAGACCACATTGAGCAACTGGAAGCGGCGCTTGATCAACTACTAGACGATATGGGTGAAGACGGTCTGTGTGTTTGTCAACAGGCTAAAGATGAAGCCCGCGCTGCACTAGGGGAGAAGAAAGATGGACAAGACTGAAATCTACGAAACGGCGCTGCGTACCATTGCCCGCCATGCGTTGCGGCGCAGGATGGTTAAAGACCCTATGCCTCTGAAGGAGTTTTATGACCCCTTATGCGGCATTGATAAGCTGTCAGCATTTGGCGGCTGGGATGAGTTCCTTGCCAGCAAAACGCGCCGCAATGAGCTTGCTGAAATCTTTGAGCAGCTTGGTGACATTGCGGTGAAGGCTTTGGAAGAAGCGGAGAAGACTGATGGTTCCGTATGACACCTTTGACCAGATGCGGTCTAACTTCCAAGACACATTCAAGGAAATGGCTGACCGGATTGCAGCCCTTGAACTGCGGGTAGCCCAGCTAGAGGCTAGGCCGCAGCCTGCCCAGACTATCAGCCATGGCGGCATGTGGGCATGGCCGTGGGGTACACAGTTGTCCCAAATGACCGGGGCTATTGGGACAAATGTTTCACGTGAAACATCAAAGGGACCCAATGGCGCTGCGGGACCCATTGGCTCCGCTGAGAACCCGTTAATCGTCAAAGACCGCTAATGCTTGGTCGCACCTTTAAGGGAGGGGATGAACATTCCCTCCTCCATAACTAATGTCATTATGCTCTGGAACGCCTCAGCCATTCGGGCATTTGTCTCCAGCAACTCCACATAATTCTTAGTCCGCCTAATCACTATGGCGGTGTTGGGGAGGTTTGGGTTCTGGTCCATAGCGTTAGCAAGCTCCTCCAAGGCCGCAAGGAGGTTATCTCCGACCTTAGCCGACTGCCTGAGCTTTACGATGATGTCCGCCTCATTCTTCATGCTGGTTCCCCGACAAGGACTTGAACCCTGCTCTGTGGACTACAAAACCACTGCATCGCCATCTATGCTTCCGGGGATTATAACAGTTGGAGCGGGAGAGGGGAATCGAACCCCCGTCATCAGCTTGGAAGGCTGCGGCTCTGCCATTGAGCTACACCCGCGATAGATATTATCTATCTAACCATCATAACCAGCCGCCAAGCGAACTGGCAGACCACGCGCTTCCCACCCCGGCTTGGCTGATACAACCTCACGGGCCATAGCCTTGTC